TTGTGATAATAAGTCTTTACGTTCTTTTTGAGACTTTTCAATAAAGTTATTATTATCAGCTTGAAGTGAAAATGCAGTTAAGATAAAATCATCATATGTGCCTAAATAACGACGAATATTTTTATTTGTTTCACTGCGCTCTTCTCCGTTTAAATTTTCTGATTCAGTGTAAAAATCGACATCTACTTTTACATGTGTTTCTTTTTTCTTGTTTTGAGTGCCTCGTCGTTCTATAGTATAAATAACACCATTCATTTCAAAACGAAATACACCTCGGAACCAATCTTTTTTATTGTTTAATACTTCATTTGCTTTGCCAGTTTTACTACATTTATCAAATATAGTATATGTAATTGCATCAAGCAATGATGATTTACCCGACGTATTTGCAGCAAATAAACCACATACATCTTGTAGATTTTCAAAATTTAAAATATTACCTTCGCCATAACTAAACATGTTATCGAATTCAAAAGATATCGGATGCCATGTTGTGTGACGTACTGACTCAACTGCTGGTAATTTAGAATTAATTGTACGATTAATATGTCTAATTGCATCTTGTTCTTGCGTAGTTGCTTGCGGAAAATTATTATCAATATATTCTGTTAACAATGTATTTTGATATTCAACATCTCGAACATTGCCAATTGCTAAACTAGATGAAGCAGCTATTTCAGTTGAACCAATTGTTCTTTGAATTGTGATATCTTCTACTGCATATTTTTTTCTAATCGATGCAATAAGTTTTTTCATATCTGCTGCACTAGTGCCGTTAAATTTGATACGAATCCTAGGACGTTTTGGTATTCGAGCCGGTGCATTAATGATAGACGATCCTTGAGTTTCAATAGTTACATAACCATATTCATTTTCAATTTCAGCAAAATCTGCAGTGCGTCGTTCTAAGTCCCAAACTAATATACCATGTATAAGTGTTTCGCCATGGTTTTGTTGAATTAAAGATCCTGGATACGCTATAGTCTTTGCATCATCTAAAAATTGTGCTGGTTTATGAATATCTCCTAATAATGTAATGTCATGACCTTCAAATAAATCGATTCCAACATGTTCATTTGATATTTGATAACCAATATCTGTTTTAGCAGTATTCACTGCACCATGGTGCATAGCAATTTTATATGTAGCATTAAAATCTTTTGCACGAATATAATCTGCAGGTGTCTTATCAACCGCCATATGATTCCATGTAGCGCCGCCTAATTCAAATAAACCATTCTCTTTAATAAAATGTATATTAGGATTCTTGATAACATCTAAGACCGGCGAGACTGCATCTACACGGTGCATATTGTTTAGGTTCATATCATGATTACCTAAAATAACAACGGTAGGAATAGTAAACCCATTGAAAAAATCTACAAGCATTTGAACTAGCTCCGGGGACATATCTAATTTACTATGTACAATATCTCCTGTCACAACGGCAACACTATTGCCTGTTGCATGAGTTTCAATATAATTGAATAAGTTTTTAAATACCTGACGATATTCCTTATGTCGTTTCAATGTACGAATATGCACATCTGAAATGTGGAATATTTTGTCAATTTTTTCAATACTAGTGTCTATATGTCTTATGTCCATAACATGCCCATTTTGAGTTGCATAATACCCTCAAAAGTTAAAATATCCGTATCATTTAATATTTCACGAATACGTTCGAATCCTAATTCAGATGCATCAGCATCTTGCAATTCTACGAAATGTACATTTAATCCTTCTGCCATGAATCGTTCTGCAATTTGAATTGCATTCTTTAATGCGTCGGCATCTAAACAAATATAAATGTCTCGTACTCGTTTTTCTATAATCTTTTTTTGTAAAGCTGGTTGTATAATTTTTCCAAATAACGGAATTGCATTGCGTTTTATTGCAATTGCATCAAATGCACCTTCGCAAAGAATAATCGGTTCATTCCAATTGATAGTTAAATCAAACCCAATGATGTCTTTTGATATCTTAGGGTTCTTATGTTTTTGTTTATCTGCCTTATAAAAAGCTCGACTAACAAAATAATTCAATTGGCCTGTATCATCATAACTTGGTATGATTATTTTACCAGAATATTCGCCAGATTCACAATATCCAATTCGATATTTTAAAATATCAAACATTGTTACTCCTCGATTTTTTAAATATGCAATGGCATTTCTATAATCAGGAGTTTTCTTTGGTTTCCATAATGGAATATAATCTTGTGGTAATTGTATACTAGCATTTTCTCGTTTTGTTTCTTCATGAGTTCGATAACGAGCTGATTGTACAATGCGTTCTAATTGTTCATGATATTGTTTAGGCAAGTTCATTTGCTTAAACAAACTAGAAATAGATCGTCCTTTTTTATCTGATATCCAACAATGCCAAGCATTTTCGCCAGTGTGTGTTGTATTAATATCGATTTCTAACTTCGGTTTGTAATGTGAAGTAAATGGAGAGAAGAAAGCAATGTTATTACCAGATGTAGATTTACCTTTACCTAATACTGATTCTAGTAATTGTAATAACTTAAGATTCTTCATTATTTAAATAATAATAAAATTCTGTAAGGATTCCAATTAATATAATAATTAATATTAGTTAAGCACATACATTACATTCCTGGCTTAACGATCGATTCAATAAATTCATCAATCTATTAATAAAATAAATTTCATTAATACATGAACAATATATTAAAAATTTTTCGTAAATCAAAAGAATTTCTTAATTATTTTTGGTTCTTCACCTTTTTTCAAACATTCTTCAAGCCATTCACTTGGAATATCCTTTTTTGCAACATGGTGAATACCTAATTTTTGAGCATATGCTTCATATGTAGTAGGAGATCCTTTAGATATTTTTTGCCCTGGATTTTGAAATACCATTCGTATATCAATACCCGGGTTTGACGACAATACATGTTTCATTTTAGTACGATCAGCAGTAGTCCATCGTCCTTTTGTTTCAATATACATTGTTTCACCATTACGTTTCGTAAAAACAAAATCTGGAGTGTATTTTGCTTTTCGCTCCGGTACTATATATTTTAATGTTTCTGTCTCGTAATTCAAAGGATATTCTGTTTGATTTATCTGTACAGAAACTGATAATTCTAAACCTGATTTATAACCATGCTTTAAAGCATTAGCTCGCTTTGAATTTCCGGAGCTATGAAAATGATTTTTTGCCATATAACTATTTTATAAATAATTCCAATTGAATGTTAATGTTTTACGTTTATATAAATTTGTATCAGTATCTAATTTAAAATAATCAACATCAAATTTTTCACTTCGACCATCTAGTATAGCTTGATATAAAATATCAATAATTTCTCGTATACGCTGTATATTTTCTAAATCTTCACGCGATGTATTTGTATCTGATTCTATTTGTTTTAATTTAGGTTTATAAGTTTCAAAACGATTTATTAATTTAGCTGCAGCGCCTTCTTCATTATCTCCAATGCCAGGTGCAAAAGGATTCCATGAATAAAATTGTTTAAAATACCCAGCTGGATTTTTTGTTGATATATCGTAATATGCACCAATTAAATCTACTAAAAATTTATTATTCTTTCTATTGGTATAATTTGGACTAGATAATTGTTTACCTCGAATAAAATCAACATGAACGTGATTGTAGTGCGGATGTACGCCATCATATGAACCTTTTCGAAAATTAGTACTTCGATTCCAATCTTCTCGATACCATATGATTAATTGTATGTCTAAATCGTCGACGTGTTGCAATAAAAAATCTTTAACACGATCACCAAGAATCTTACCTTCCGGCGTTGCCACGCGATGCTTTTTATGAGAATCGCGCTCTACCGGACCATATTTTAATTCATCTGGAACATGGAAATCGACAGCATTACCAAATGCATGTTGAGATTTTATAGACGTACCAGCAACGTTTCTATCATTAAATGTACCAATCATTGGAAATGAACTTCTACCAAATTCTTTTGTTACAACTTCTATACATTTTTTAGCAGCTGGAGTAAGTTGGCCTTCTATTAAAAGATCTTTTAGTTTCATTGATTAAACTTTCTTTACATCGGTATTGAGAATATAAACTAATTGACCAGAGACTTTAATTTCATAAAATGTTTTTTTAGTAGACGTACCTTCAATTTTACCTTCTTTAGTAGTAATAATTTCATAATTATTATTTTTTAATGGTACGTTTGCATATATTTTTTTAAATCTACTAGCTCCAGAATTCCATGTATATAAATTAGACGTCGTTGCAGTTACTTGAATTTTTGGATTGGTTACAGGCGGTTCTATATTCAATATTTCTTTGTTTAATTCTTTAACGCGTTCCGGGTCTTGTATTATTGTAAAAACATCTTTTACACTAGAATCGAAACTATTTTCTTGAAAATTATTTTTTGTAGTTTCACCCCATGCATCTAAACTAGGAATACGTACATATACATTACTATACAATTTATATACCGTTATAACACCGTAATCATTAGAATTCCATTCATATGGAAATGTCAAATCACCGGTTGTTTTAAGCTTACCATTAATATACTGTCCTAAAATTTGTTTTTGTTTATTATATAATGTACCATTTAATGGACTGCCTTTTGGTGCAGTTTTAGAATCCGCCGGTGCAAATTTTCCTTTAAACGTAAGTCCATTTCCATATTCAATTTCGCCTTCTAGTAAATACAAACTAGATATTAAATTGTCAGCATCAGATATAACTCCAACTCGTCCGGTAAACGTTCCATCAATATCTTTACCTAAACCGCGAATTGTTACTGTACCAAAATCTGGCAATCCTTTTATAAATTTACCATCAAATTCCATTTCGCCCATAGCATTGCCAACCCAATAGCTAGCTATCATACTACCTTCTAACGGCGTAAATAAATAGTTATCACCAGTTGCAGATATACTCATTAATGCTTTACCAGAAAATCCACCGACTAATGTAATTTTTATATTTTTATATAATAAATATTCATCTTCAAAGCCGCCCAATATGCCATTATTTGTTCGATAAACATTATAAATATTTCCGCTGACGTCTCGTTTTTGCAAATATACAATTTGAGATTCTGGTATACTAGTATCTTCAACGTCTTGAGATTGTTTTATATCAATTAAAGTTGGTAATCTTAATTCAGTTGTTAAATTAGATTTTTTTAATAAAGTAAACCAATTATTAGCCATATCATAACTCATAAATGTTATTTTATCAATTTCATCTATTTTAGATGCATCTATAATAGCAGTTCCGGATGCTGGGCGCTGATATATTTTTTCTTGTTGTTTTAATAATTCTTGAACTGCTGAGTTAATTCCGCTACGTTTCTTATCAATTGCCCAAACATTCCAAACTTTTTTCTTTGGCTTATTTACAACTTGCATATATACGAATAATGTTGTTGTAGGGTTAAACTGGCCTGGGATAACAACGTCATCAAACATTTTTTTAACATCTGATATCAGTTTCGAATCATTAGTTTCTTTTTTACCACGTTTACGAGCAATAACCATCAATCCAGTTAATGCTCCATTTTCTTTAGCAGTATTATTAGCTTTTTGTCCGCGTATACTTTTTGAACTAGGAATAACAAAATTCCAACCAGACTCCGTATCTACAGTTATATCTTTATCTGCTTCATTTAATGATTCAGATAATTTTTGTATGTTATTATTAATATATTTCCTAATAAGCTGATCTATCATTATAATCCAATTTTATATAAATATGTATCACCAATCAACCATTACCATTTTACCATTCCACATCATGATATTATCTGTTCTAAAATCTAAATCTAAATCAAATTCCGGAATATTTAATTTTTCTACATCTGTTTGTAAAGCATTCAAAAAATTATCAAGTCGAGCATCAATATTATCAGTAACTGACATGAAATCAAATATAGAAACTTCGCCGCCTTCTATGCTAGCATAGTTATTATATTCTACTATAAATCGATTAAACATAACACTATCTTTTCCATTTAATGGATTTGCATTAGCCATGATATACATATCTTTACCATTAACATAATATACAGGAATAAACGTAGTAAATTCGGTATATCGATTAACAATTTTTTCTGCTACAGCATATTCATCGCGTTCTTTAGTAATTTTAAATGCTTTATCTTCGCCATCAATTTCATATACACGACCATTATCGCCAGATCCAATTAATTTAAATTGATTGTTTTTTATTTTTGTTAAACAACGATCTATGTCTGATTCATTCATTTCTCGTAATAAATGTTTTAATCGTATCATTATTATCCTTTAAATACAACGTTATTATCTAAATCTAAACGTATTAAAAAATTCATATCAACATCACTACGTTTTTTTATTGGCTGCGC